GTAGTTAAGATGAAAAATTTTTTAATAAAAGAAATGCGGATTATTGGTGATGACACTGAAGTCCGAGAGTTTAAAAAAGAATTTATGAGCGTGGATGATGCTCTTTATGATTTGCAAGGGAGTATTTCCAAAGGCAAGTCTAAAGCAACATCTGAAATACGCATAACAATAACCGAGATGAAAGGGTAAGTAGTGATTTTGATTGTACGGCAAACTACGGTGGCGATTCGATTTTATGGAATTTTCAGAATGTCACAAGAGAATAAAAATTCTACAATCGAAATTAGCAGCAACGAAAACCCGCTAAACAGAGAAAATCGGTGGCGATCACCTCAAAGCCGATTTTAATTAAAACAAAACAATATGGACATAACAATCGAAGAATTAATTAAGCAAAGAACTAAAGCTCTTGAGTATGAAAATTGGGAAGACTTTTTCAAAAAGTTTGAAGGGTTTTCTGATCCTGGAGGAAAAGTTGAAATTCAATGGACAGATCGGGAAATTCCAGACTATGGATATGTATTTACATTACCAACGATGGATTTGGATGAAAATGATTTTTTCATCCATGTACCACGCCCAGAAAATTTAGGAGGAATTGGTGATGCTCCAGAGGTTCACATCCATTCATATGAATTAGCATCATTTGACTTAGTGAAGAAAATAATTTGTTCACGTAATCTGTAATTAAAATATGAAAAAATCAAATACAGAAACTTCAGTAAAATTAAACATGTCTCCTGAAGAACTTTTTGGAAGTCATAGTCATGAATATACAAAACAAGAGCGTTATCATCGTTGGAAAACTATTCTAAAGCTAGAATCAGAGGCAAATATTAACAAATGGTCGACCTTAAATAATAAAAATCTATCATACGAAACATGCTTTAATTGTGTACATAGAGAAAACAACTGGTGCAATGACATTGGCTTACCATGTAATTTCAATCCAATAGTTAAAGATCTTGGAATGGCATGTTCAGGCTTAGGACATGAACCCTTTTAAAAAGCAATTAAAATGATACCATTAGCAATAACAATATTTATCGTGGGAGCTCTATTTGGAGCAGCTTTAATTAATAACAGAAAACATTAAAAAGAATAATTTATTCAGCTCTATTGTAAAGCTAATAAATGCGATCGAAATCAAAAAGTGAATAGAATATAATTTCAATACAAAAACAATCATGAACCAATCTAAAAAGCAATCGTTAACCGAAGCTATTACAAATACATTTATCGGTTTTATAATTTCACTAGCTGCTAGCTTTATCATATTTCCATTATTCGGTATTAAAACCTCAGTCCTAGACAATATCGGTATTACTATTTTTTACACAGTGATATCGATTTTAAGAACCTACATTATACGCCGTTTCTTTAATAATAAATTAGTCACTTATGTAGGCCCAAAAACACCATTCAACATCTTTTGTTTCGCTTGTGAAGTTGAAACACAAGTCATACAAAAAAAAAATAATTTCTACTGCGATAATTGCGGACTTAAACATTAACAATATGAATTTAAAATTTGTACATGAGCAAATATTAATAGCGAAAAATTTACATTCAACACTTAAAATAGAACAACCAACGCATTGTTTTATAAATGAACACAATTTTTATAAGCTAAAATCTGAATTTAAAAACATTTACACCAATGGTTTTGTAGCTTTAGATTTTACTACAGGAAGGTCTAAAGCTTATTTTTGTAACGTAAAACTTTGTCGTTCTTTTGATTTAGAAGATCACGAAATAATTATAAAATAACTATTGCATTTTTTTGCTTATTAAATTTAAAACTGTTTCATAATCTTCTTGCACTGTAATTGCTTTGTCATTCATATAAATACTTGTGTAATTGTCATAATTTGAGCTAGAAGTAAAATAGTCAATATTATTAATATTTAAAGTGACTTTTTTGTAGTCTATTGTAAGTGTTAATTCAATCGTTTTCATTTTTGAAAATTTAAAGTGAAATATAAATGTAATAATAAATTGTAATTTGCAAACAACTAAAATCCAAAAAACAAAACTTTTTTAATATTATGAAAAAATCACTATGCACCATTGTCGCAGTATTAGCATTTAGCTTTACTCAGGCTCAAACACTAAACGACGTGTTTTCTAGCCTCGTACAACCACAAAGCAACACTACAGACCTAAGAGAAGGTTTAAAGCAAATAGAAGCCATATGTGAAGCCACACCTCAAGAAAAATGCAACAAAGCAAAAGCTTCAGCAAATTATTTGTTAGCAGATCGTTATTTTGAAGCTGCTCATGAAGTGCTTATAGTAGATCCTGATCTAGTTGATCCTATTCTACAAAAAGCAAAGTTTTATTATAAGAAAGCTGAAGGATTAATGCCTATTGAAAATTTTTCAACCGCTCAAAAAAGGATGTTAATAGAAAACAAGTCCAAGATAGAAGCTAATCCTGTATTTAAAACCTTGTAAAACTGCTTTTGGATAATTAATCACATTGTATTTAATTTGTGATATGGCAGCCAAACAAAAGACAAACGAATTTTACAATAGCATACGTAATGAATATGATCGTTTACTTAAAATTACAGAGTTTGGTGTTCAAAAATATCATGATAACTGGATCAAAGCCAAACTAGCAGATACTTTTTTTAGAGAAATAAAAACAATTGAAGACATCATCTTTTATAGAGTATAAAAAAAGCCTCATCGCAATTGATGAGGCTTTTTATTTTAATTTAAGTCGTATGGATCATCATCATGAGTTACTCTAATGTCATCAAGTTCATGATCTACATACGTTTTGGTTGCAGAATAATCAATCAATGTGCATTCATAACTTATTAAATACAAGTTACCAGCATTCCCAGTGTCTTCAGGAGAAAACCCTAAACGACGCATACCACTAAAATTATTTCCTTCAGAACCATGAAATAAAGCGTTTATCTTGTCCAAAGAATCAATAAATTCTAAAGCAGTATCTTGATTAAAACTGCCTTTATAAGTGTCTGCAAACGTTTCATAGAATAGTCTTATATCAACTTGAAGCTTGACATTTTGAACTTTCAAGCCAACATCTTCAGTTCTCAAAATTCTATAACTTAAAAAGGTTGCTGGCGCAGGAAACGGATATTCCTCTTCTAAAAAGTTAACCTGATTGTGCCATAGGTCTATCCATTTGATCTCAGGTAAATTTTGGCTGATCATTTCAGCATGCTCTAAATATAAATCCTTCCAGTTTTGCATGGTTTAAATGGTGTTTTAAAGTTGTTTAAATCGTTGTAATATTTCTTGTCTTACATGAGCATCCCATTCGTTTCTAAAAGTAACAGAGTCTCCCATAAATTGACGTTTATCAATTTTAATTGTCATTCGCTCCTTTTTAGTAAGTGCCATCCATTTCCATTTGGCTTTGCCTGTAGCTTTAAACATATACCAAAAGTACTTTCGAGATCTTTCTGTAATAGGAATACTCAAAACACCACCTTCATTATGAATGGATGCATAAGTAGCATCAGCTGTCCATACAATGCGTTCTTTAGAACTTTCAGACACATGAACACTTTTATATAAGTAATTTGTTACACGCAATAGATTGTAAGTGTTGCTTTCCTTTTTTGGCTTCCAAGCTTGAAACGCACTATCAGTAAAGCCTTGTTTTTCAAAATTACTGTGTATAAAATCAGTTCCTTTTATTTCAGCATCACTCTGAAGATCTCTCATGAGTTGATCTCCCATTGCTAAAAAGTCTGGTATTTTGTTAATCTGGCTCATTTTTTGTTATATTTGTATTGTGACTAAGAATTCGGGTAATTCCTTATTCGTCCATCACAGAAGAGCAATCGTTTACGATTGCTTTTTTCTTTTATAATGTTTGGTCGTTTTGCCATCGCTAGAAATGATATACACCTCTTTTATAAATTTATGAATTCCTTGATGTTTTAATACATTGTGAATGCGAGCTTGAGCATTCTTTATCGTGTCCTTATTTCGTGATAAATCAAAAACAACAATTTCACATTCCTGATCGTTTGCCTTTTTTAAAGATTTCTTATAGTTTGTTGAAAATGGAGCTTTCCTTTCCGCTAATTTTCCTTTGATTTTATACTCAGGATTTTTTCTACTTATTACATGACCATCAACATGAGGTTGTATATGAACATTTAATTTTTCTTTATCAGATAGTATCTTAGCGACCTTATAATTTTCTATAAGTTCAGTACCTTCATTATGAGCAAATGGATGTACAAACACTTTAGCTCCACTATTAGAATTATACTTTGCTTTACCATAACTCAATCGAAGCTTCATACTTTCAAAAGCCAATCTATAATCGTCCTGGTCTTTTTTAGGCATCACATAATAAGGATGAGCTGCTTTGCTAAATACCTCTCCAGTTTTACCAACATTGACCTCAAACTCTGGTTTCATGAACTTGGTATCTGGACGCTCAGCTTCAGGAGTAGTTTCTGAATTGGTTTGAGATACAGAGCAACGACATCTCCAATCGTTAGGAGGATAAATCTTGTCCCAAATAGGATCGTCAATAGCAGCTGTAAAACCATCAAGTGTTCTATGATCATCACGAACGTGCTCATCACCAACGGTTCTATATTTTAAATTTGGATAGCGTTCCTGGTTACGCAAAAAGCCCTGCCATTTTTCAGCCATTTGACCTGAAGCTCGTGCAGTTTGAAATTCGGCTTCTAAGTAGTTTTTATTGTACTTTGGATGCTCAGCAAGTACTAATTGCTTAAAGGCGTTAAATGAACGCTCTTTGCCATTCTCATCAATTAAAAAGCTATTGTAACGCTTAAGCTGTTGATACGTTTTAGCTCCCGAAAATTGGTAGATGTTTTGTTGCAACTTTTGTACAGTTGCAGTTTGTTGAGAATCACTACTAGAGTAACGAGCTCCATAACCTTCAGCAACGCCTTTATTTAGATAATCGTATGTTTTGGTTAACAGCTCATCATCTAAATCTGTCGGCTTTAGTTTACCAGAATGAAGCTCTTTTGCAACACGCTCAATAACTTTGTTCCAGCTGCTTAAATTAACAGCTTCAATACTTACATGATCATGAGTGCATTGTGGTTGATTATAATAAGCTTCTAATTGTAACCAAACAGCGTCTACTTTAGACTTTTTTTTTTATTATGAGGATTTGGCTGATTATCGGGATCAGCTGGTAAGGCAGCATTTTTTAATGCAGTAATTGGTAAGCCTGTAAGTTTTACTAATTCTTCAATATCAAACTCGTAAAAAGAACTCAAGCTCTTAATAGCATCTAAAATTTCTTTAAGCGTTAAAGACTCGGTCTCATCCCATTCAAACTTCAAATTTGCTAATACAGCGTATGCAGGACTTATTTTTACAAGTCGAGGCAAAAGGTCATTGTTGATAATAACCTTTACGAAAAACTTATCGAGTTTGTGTTTGGTCTTTAAAATATCGGCATGAACATTTGCAGCACCAACATGAGATTTTTCGTCACTGGTACCAGTTGCACCATTTATACGTTTACTCATTTCGCTATTGGCACGTTCTACGAGTTTATCAAATAGATCAGAAGAACCTCCAGCCATATCTTTACCAATGGTAAATTGCTCTTGTCCTCTACCAACCATAAAGTTGTTAGACTTGAAGTTTAGTAAGGCTTCATAAAGTTGATCCATTCGCTCCTGGTCTTCACGATCTGTAATAGCGAAAATTGGAGGTATGCCATACTTTTCGATATAATCTAACCAAGAACCAAATCCTAACTTTTTAGCTAATATGATTGGTGCTAATTGTGCCAACATGCCTAAGAAGTTATCCTTACCAATTTGTATATAACTATCGGCAAAAACACCTTCTTTATAATTCCATCCGCTAGATCCTCCAGCATCTTTAGTGATGAGTCCTTTTTGAGGTATAACGTGAGCCATTGGTACTTCGTTAATTTCCTTTAAAAGCATGTTTTCGTCAAGATCATAAAGTTCAATCACTTTTGTACCTTCCCATTTTGAGTCCATACAAATCTTTATGAAATCAATAAACCACATGGCTTCTAAAAGATCTTTAGCATCTTCGTTTTCATTACCACTTTGATCAACCAATCTAAAAGGCGCACCTTGTACAGGCTCTGTTCTATTCTCAAACTGAGATACTACATGATTATCAAGCTTTAAATTGGTGTATAATTTAGCAAGTTCTACACGAGTAGGTTCTTCAGGATCACTAGCAAGTGTTAACGCTAAAATCCAATCTTTTAGAGTTTTGGCTTGCATGGTTTCAGATTCGATATTTAAATCTACAGCACTTCTTTTGCTTCCAGACTTAGCAGCTGCTAGAACTTTAAGCGCACGTTCGTCTGTATTTTTATATACATATTTTGCAATTGCATTGTGTATTATTGGAGGTAGCTTCATTATATGTAATAGTCTTTGTTAGTATTGTTTCCCCAAATAGAATCACTTATTGGGTTGCCTTCAGCATCATTAGCAGATGGAAGTTCAAGTGTAATTTTTCCAGCATTGATTTTTTCGAGATCTGCCTTTGCTTCCTTGTAATCATCTTTAATGTCACTTGGTAATTTTCGAGCAGCATTTCGTCCAAAAAGTTTTGCGAGTGTAAGTCTTACAATAATGTCTACTAAAAATTCATCACGCACTGGATCTGCGTCATCAAAAATGGTATCGACATCATAACGAGCTCGCATTAATGTTTTACACATGCCAATTGCCTTTAATTCGGCTTTATCTTTTGACTCAGGGAAATCTTCAGTACTTGAGTCGATAAAACGCTCGTAGCTGTCTGTTTTTAAATCATCAATAGTTATGTAAATCATATGCGTTGATTTTTAGGTTTCATTTTGCCAAAACGATAGTTGTTTGCTGTAGATGGTTGGTTGTATGGTTCTAAAAGAGATATACCTTGCTGTTGCTGATCAGGATAATCATCGTGACCTTTGTAACCTGGTTCAATTCCTAAGAGTTGAGAAATACCAACTTGAGTGTCATTATGGCTTTTCAATTTTTCATTATACCAGATTCGACCATTTTGATAATATGGATGTAAACTCAAAATACGATCGTATTTTTTTACTTTAGGAACAGTAAACTTTACAATATTTAGTTTAACTCCAAAAGCCTGTTCGGTTTCTTTTATAATACGTTCAACTTCATCGTTCCAAAATTGAGCTTCAAAACGCCAATGAACCATTACGGTTTTAGGTAATCGCTTTTGAAAGTCACACATATATGCAACAGCATCACGCATTTTACATTGTTTACAAAATCCATCAATAACCCAAAATGATTTATGGTGTAATCCATGAATTCCTATGGCATTAAAATCTCCAGTAGATTTACCAGAATAAGCAATATCCCAAGTCCCAAAAATGATTTTAAAATGGTTAAGGCTTGGCATTTTACCATATTGTATATGTTCTAGTTTGAAAATAGAACCTTCAGTATGTGCGATGTGACAATATTCTGCAAGTGCAGCAAGCTTACCAACTTTATACTCAACGTTTTTGTAATACTCATTATCGTACTTCTCAGACCAAGCAGGTTCATAGGTTACAGGATCGTAAGCTTTTACATGAGAAATCTTCCAATCAGGATGCATCTCTTGTAGTTGACCTTGAATCATTCTTTTAGGATCTGCATGCCTAGTATTTGAATAACTAAAACGTCCATATTCGCCATCCATACAAGCCATTAAATCACGTAAGATCCAATCTACTAAACGACGAGTACGCTGTGGATTATTTAGAAGATCTTCAGTTTGAATATCATCTGGATTTATTAGAGTAGGTCTCATGTCTTTATATCGAAGACCACGAACTGATTGTCCACGTCCTAATGCCTGACCTACAAATCCGCCTTTAGTAACAAATTTACCATCTTCCCATTCACCAGGATTATGTTGCTCTCCAAAATCTGCAATAATTCTAGGGTTAGCTTCAAACTCAGCTTTAATATCATCAAGTAATTGTGTAGCTCTATTGTAAGATGATCCAATAACTAAATAATACATTGGCTCATCATTAATCCAAAGCCAAAAAGGAATCAACATCGTATTCCATACAGACTTAGCGAGTCCTCTTCCCCATTCACAAAACCCAGTAAAATGCTTATCACGCTTAATGTCTTTAGCATATTGTATTTGAAATCCAGCACATTTAGACGTAGCAAAGTGAGGAAAATAATACTCAACCATAAATTTCACGTCTTTTTTAGCACGTTCAATTCTTGTTTTTTTATCATCTTCAGTCTCAAACGGGTTAACAGTTCCAGCACTACGTGCAAACTCTAACCGTTTTAAATACTTTTCTAATGCCTGTTTATCCTGCCTTTTCACTTCGGTTTAGTATTGGATTCTTATCGAGTTTATAAGTGATCTTATTCTCCTTAAAATTGTAAAATAAGTTAGAGATGTAAAGCTCTTTTTTAGCGATTTTATGATCACCTTTTTTACGTTTGATTTGGCTATACTCAAATGGCTGTCCAACTTTGTAGCCAGTTCCTTTTCTGATAAAATAGGATCCTAGCTCTAAAAAATATTGTTGCTTTGGCGCACGTTGAACCATTAAGCCGAAAATGCGTTTTATTATATTCATCGTCTTTGTATGCTAATTTTGTTAACGTGCTGCTCTTGAAAGTCTAAAGATTTCATGTATAATTCAGGATGTGTGTTTTGAAGATCTTTAAACACCTCGTCCATTACGTATAAATAACTAGAAAGTGACACGACATTTTCTTTGTCGAAGTTCTCAAGTGTTTTGTTCCACTTGCTAATGGCATCATCATAACCAACAATCTCCTTTTTAATATCAGCTATAATATCTCTGTTGATCGTAATAGCGTCTGAGTCTTTGTCTGTTTGAGCCTGTTTTAATTCCGTTTTAAGTTCGTTTAAACGAATACGAGCTGAGGCACGATCTTCAATAATGTCATCAATAACGCTTTTAATGTTTTCAATACGCTTATCAACAGAATTCTCTCTGGCACGTTGCTCTTCTTTCCAGCCATATTTAGCAACCCAATCGCCTACAGTTTTTTCAGTGAGGTTTAATCGGTTAGCAATCCATTTAGCTGTTTTGCCTTGTTCAACGTAATATATTCGTGCGAGTTTACGCTCTTTATCTTTTGCCATACTACCATTTAATTATCGTACAAATATCATTGAGTATGGTGTTTAAATAAATTTCTTATTCTGAATCGGTATCCTAGAGTTACCGATTCGGTATGTTAAACCTACCGATTCAGAATGCCGATTTTTTTCAACTTGCTTTACAATGCATTTTTGTGGTCGATAATACAATTAATACTATGATTACAGCCACTGGCAAAACACAAAGAAGTTTAACTATTACTGCTGAAAGTAAAAACGGTAAAGCGTATGTACGCATTATCGGTCGTATTAGTAATTGGAACTCTAACAACTCAAAAGACTTTCAAAAAAATGTTGATGAGTTGCTCAAGGTTTATGACGATTGCGAAGTTTACATTAATAGTGAAGGTGGTTCTGTCTTTGAAGCTGTAGAAATTAACAATCAACTAAAACGCTTTAAAAATGTAACAGTCACAGTCGGATCTATGGCTGCAAGTGCAGCAACTTACTTTATTGCATGTTATCCTACAACAGCATCGATGAACTCTCAAATCATGATTCACAAACCAATGCTATCTGCATTTGGTAATGAAACTGAGATTGAAAGCCAATTGAAGCTCCTTAAAAATGTCACTAAAGATTATTTAGCTAAGTATTCTAAAAAGACAGGAAAAACCACAAAAGAGATTGAAGATCTATGGAGTTCTGGCGATTATTGGATGAGTTCCACAGAAGCTAAAGCTGATGGTTTTATTGATTTTATTGATGATGAAGTTGAAGCTGTAATTACACCTGAAGACATTCTCGTTCTTGAGGCTTGTGGCGCACCTATTATTCCTACACCAACTAATAGACAAACGAACATTAAATCTAAATATAAAATGGACAGAGAAGAATTAATTGCCTTCTTAGGCTTAGATGCCAATGCTACAGACGACCAAATTGCTGAAGCAAAAAGTAAAATGAAAATCGATGCATTGAAACATCGTGAAACTCTAACTGGTAAAAAAGATACTCCTGGTGCATCTGATAATGATGATGACGACGATGATCAACCATCTGCTGAAGTGAAAGCATTAGTTGAAGCTGGTGTCAAAGCCAAAAAATACTCAGCTAAAGAATCAAAGCACTATACAGAATTAGCCACAGCAAATTTTGAGTCAACTAAAGCTATAATTGATGCTATGCCATCAAAGCCAAAATTGACTGCTAATCTTAATGAAAAAGGCGAAGGTGAAGATGGTGCTCAAGCTAATTGGAAGTATGAGGATTACTTGGAACAAGATCCATCAGCTTTAGAAGCTCTTTGGGCAACCGAACCAGAAAAAGCAAAAAAACTAGAAGCCGCTTATTTAGCTAAATAATTAAGGTTTCTATCTCAAAAATTTAACCTACTTAAAACAACATTTAAACACAAATTAAATAGACATGAAAAAGATTTTTCAAGCATTTTTTGCAATTATTATCGTAGTCGCTGTTACATGTGTAAGCTACGCATTTACAGGATCAGCAACTGAGACTGTATCAATGGCTGGTGTTACTACTGTAGCCTTACCATTTAAAAACGAATTAGCTGAGCGTGAAATGATCAAGCAATTGAGACATGAACACACTTGGGTTAGTGAGATTCGTTCCAAACAAAGTTGGGTAAATAACGATGTTATTAAAATTCCAAAACGAGGTGCAGCACCTAAAGTTTTAATTGACAATACCAACTATCCTATTTTAAAGAATGGTAGAGACGATAGCCATGTAGTGGTTTCATTACATAAGTTTGAAACGGAAAACACTACTGTTACCAAAGACGAACTTTACGCTTTACCATACGAGAAAGTAAGTGATGTACAAATGCAGCATAGAGAAACTCTAGAAGATGAAACTATGGAGTATGGTATTTGGGGACTTGCACCTCAAGAAGATTCTGAACCAGATAATCAATTTGTTTTAGAAACTACAGGTGACGACGATGGTACTGGACGTTTAAAAATGACTACTAAAGATCTTAGAAGACTTCAGGAAAAAATGAACAAAGCTAAGATTAGTAAAAAAGGTAGAATTTTAGTCTTGACAGATGATCACGTTAGTGATTTGCTCGAAGAGGATAGAAAGTTCTATACGCAATATCACAATCATCCTGATGGTGCAATTAGTAATAAGTACTATGGCTTTAAAATCTATGAAGACTCAACAACTCCAGAGTATGACGATACAACTTTAGAGAAGTTGCCTTATGATAGTGTAACACCAGGACGTAAATCTTCAATTGTATTTCATAAAGGATCTACAGCTAAAGCTACAGGAACGGTTGAGCGTTTTGCTAGAGATGCACAAGATGATCCTGAGAACAGAGAGCACACAGTTGGCTTTAGAGTTTGGCACATCATAGTGACTTATGGCATTGAAGGCTCTGCTGCAATTGTGTCAGGAAAAACAGTTTAAGCATTTAATTAATAAATGGCAGGCTAGACTATTGCAGTCAGCCTGCTTCCCTTAATGGATTCACAAATGGTAACTTCACAAGATTGTATTGATAAATATGGATATCCAACTCCAACAATGGAGCGCAAGCACATGGTGCTTTGGGATGTTCCAGATGAAATCAATAAATGCATACCTGAGTTACCAAATAGGATCTATTGTAATAAAGATTTGGTTGAGCCACTAGAAAAAGCTTTCAATAACATTATTGAAAGACGCCTAGAAGATGAAATTAAAACTTGGGATGGTTGCTTTAATATCAGAAGGAAAAGAGGACTCAAGTCTTGGTCACTCCACAGCTGGGCAATAGCAATTGACATCAATGCTACCAGAAACGGTTTGGGACAAACACCTTCTATGGACAGAAGATTGGTGGCTTGTTTTACAGATGCTGGCTTTGATTGGGGAGGAATCTGGACTCGTCCTGATGGAATGCATTTTCAATTAGCAAACATATAGTATGAACTTTAGAAACTTAGCCGAAAACTTAATCATAGTCATCATATCAGCTTCAGTTGGTGGTGGTATTGGTTACATGGCATCTACAGCTTCTAATAAACAAACTATCGAGTTGTTAACACCAACCATAAGAGAGGCAATACAAAAGGAAACTACATCAATTTCTAACGAGTTTAAAACTGAGATCAAAAAGCTTAAAAGCAAAAAAGATGGTGTCATTACTCTTGATGTAGAACCGATTATTGAAAATCAAATCAAACAACAAAAAAAGGATACAATCGTGAATCCTAAAGAACCTCCAAAAGAAAAAAAGGAAGGCTTTTTTAAACGATTATTTAAAGGAAAAAACAAAAACTAATACTTAGAAACCATGAGTAAAAAAACATACAGTAAGTCTGAATTAGCAAAAAAAGCTGTTGACGTATTTAAGACGTACCCAACTGCTGAAAAGATTTTTGCTTCAAACGATGGTCAATTCTTTTTAGAAGAGAATAGAGCTGCGTTACACGCTAAATCCTTAAAGAAAGGTCAATACTTTGAAATTGAAAATGAAGGTGAAGCTTCAGCTGACAATTCAAAGGATTCTAAATCCAAATCTGCTGAAGATTTAATTGCTGATGCAAAAGACATTGAAACTACTGAAGCTGTTGAAGCTGCAATTGTTTTAGAAACTGAAGGTAAAAACAGAAAAACTGTTTTAGCTGCATACGATGCACGAATTCAAGAACTAAAAGCCGATAAATAATGAGTTTTGATGGCGTATTAGCAAATAAATTAAATGGTGGTTTAGGTCGAAGATCTGCCAACGAAGACAATATCATGATATTGGCTGTTGGTATGGCTTTAACTGGAACCACAGCTGTACTCTACCAGCCTGAAAAGTTATTGCAGGTTAGTGATGCAGAGGCTCTAGGTATCAATGCTGCCTATGATGCGAATGAGACTGCATTGTGCTACAACGGTATTCGAGAGTTTTTCGAGTATTGTCCTGATGGTATTTTATATCTAATTCCAGTTGCTGTGGATTTAACACCTACAGAATTGGTAGAATTAGATCTATTTAAAGACGCAGTAAGATCTGTATCTGATGCAAAATCTATAGGTGTTATTAACACTAATATAACTGTGCCAGATATGGATGATCATGTCGAAGCTGTTCAGGCTTTTGTAGATGATTTTGCAAGTGAATATCGATATATTGATGCCGTAATTCTAGAAGGGAAAGGTGAAGCTTTGACATTAACACCAATAGCTAACTATCCTGACCTAAGAGCCAAGAAAGCTCCAAATGTTTCAGTTAGTATAGCTCAAGATCCAGCGGTTGCTGATTTAGATGCTGCGTATGCCAAGCGTGCATCTGTTGGTTCGGTCTTGGGCATGCTGGCTGTACGTCAAGTAAATGAAAATTTAGGTTCGGTTGACATCCTTAATAAGCCAACAGGCAAAAAAGGGAATCAAGATTATCCACTTACAGTTTTAGGTACTAGCAACTTTGCATCCTCTAGACTTAGTGATGGTCGTGAATATTCTGCATTGAGCAAAGCAGATAAGAAAGCTCTCACGTCTTCAGGTTATATCTATGCAGGAAGCTTTGAAGGTTATGGTGGTGTTTTCTTTAACGGTTCACCTACTTGTGTTGATATTGCAGACGATTTTGCATATATCGAAAACAATAGAGTTTGGAATAAGGCTATACGTATTATCCGAACAACTCTTATTCCTAAAGTTAGAGGTATTGTTAAAAAGGATGAAACTACAGGTTTTATTAGATCTACAACTATTTCAGATTGGCAATCACGCTTAAATAAAGCAATGGAAGTCATGATTATTGATAATGAAATAAGTGGATTTGACTTCTACATTGATCCTCAGCAAGTATTAGCTGAAGACTCTCCTTTATTAATCAAAGGTCAGATTGTAGTTGATGGAATTGTATTTGAATTTGAAGTGGATTTAGGTTTAACTGATAAACTATAAAAGATGCCAGTAGAAACAAGAATAATTAACAGATTTGGCACAATGACAGGATGGAATAACGTCACTGTTAACATGTTGTCAAGAGATATTGAAGGAATTACTGAAGTCTCATACGACGATTCTGTAAAAAAGGAAAACCATTATGGTGCTGGAAAATATCCAGTAGGACGTGGTGAAGGTAATTATGAAGCGAAGGCATCAATTACTTTATACAAAGAAGAGGTAGATGGTTTAAAAGCGTCTTTACCTCCTGGTATCCGTTTACAAGATATACCTGCATTTGACATCAATGTTCAGTACGAACGTAAGGATTTATCAATCCAAAAAGATCGTATTAGAAATTGTGAATTTATTAATGATGGGATTGAAGTAAAAAACAATGATGGTACTATTTCTATCAAATATGATTTGATCATTTCTACCATTGAATGGAACGTAATTTAAGATATGAGTGAATTTCAAAAACATAGTGATATCACTCCTGATGTAAATCGGGAGTGGGAAGCTAAATTCGGAAAAAAGAGAATTGTAGATCTTGAGATTGAGACTCAAGATGGTGAACTTGTAAAATTTGTTCTTAGAAAACCAGACAGAGCTGTATTAGAAGCTATGGCTCAACATGGAATTAAGAATGATGTACGATCAACTAACAGAGCTTTAATTAAAAACTGTGTTTTAGGAGGTGACATGGAAGCTCTAGAAAAAGATGGCGAAGTTTACTTAGAAGTCTTAACTCAATTAAACAAATTGAAGCATGAAGCGAAGTCTACCGTAAAAAAGCGTTAGACCTCTACCAATTGGAGGTCGACGATACGGAAAACGATCAGCAACAAATATCAAAAATCAACGCGCTTTTACGCTGCCATTTCAAAATAGATCCTGAAACCTTGTCTGACAAAGATTGGGCAAAACGCTATCAAGAATTGAGCTATGTAAAAGCGATTGAGTTTAATAACCTTTTTAAAGTTGTAGAAATTGCAAGTAAAAAAGCATTAGCAGAAATACTAAGCCAAATGTTTAGTAAATAGAAATGGCAAATAGCACAGTTACACAATGGATTCTTGAATTAGTAGATAAGGTCTCTGCACCTATGAAAAGTGTAGATAAAGCTACTAATGGATTTGATGATACGTTACATAAAGTAACTGCGTCATTAGATCGTATGGATGATTCTACTCGTGAAGCTGCAAACAAATCAATAAAAAGCTTCAGAGATCTAACTGAAGAAATAAAAAAGGAACAACGTCAAATAGATGGTTTAAAAAAGCATCTTGATAGTTTAGGGAAATCAGTAGATCCTTTAACTAAGGCTCAAATAGACTTTGATGTAAAACAGGCAGAAACAAAAGCACGTCGTTATAAAGAACAGCTTGTTGAAGTACAACATGAATTAAAAGAAATTGAAAATGCTCCAGATCCAGCAAAGCTAAAAGCAAATTGGGGAGCAGCTGTAGTTGTAGCAAATCAAACTGTTGAATTGGTTAACAAAGCTATTGATGGTTTAAGTTTTACTACTGAAATAGAAAGCTTACGAACTAATATACAGAGATTCTCTGGAGAGTCTGGTGAGCAATTAGACAGCCTTACAGCAAAAGCTTATCGACTTGGTGCAGTTTTTAAAGAAAATCCTGATGAGATTGCTAAAGCTGCCAACGCTATGACCAAACAAATTGGTGGCAGTTATGAAGAAAACTTTGCACTTATTGAGGCAGGATTTGAAAAAGGCGCAAACATTAATGGTGACTTTATAGATCAGCTGAAGGAATATCCAACCTTTATAAATCAATTAGGTTTGAGTCAATCTCAAGCTATTGCTATGATGGCAAAAGCAGGTCAGGAAGGTATATTTAGTGATAAAGCGATTGACTCAATTAAAGAAGCCGATCTCTCATTACGTGAAATTGGTCAGCCTCAAATAGATGCCTTAAAAGGTATTGGTTTAGAGGTTAAAGATTTGGCTGGCAAAACAACATTTGAAGCTGTTCAAATGATATCGAAGTCGATGGAAGGCGCAACTACGCAAGCCAAACAATTAATTTTAGCAGATATTTTTAAGGGAGCAGGCGAAGACGCTGGACTTGCATGGATTGAAGGTTTAGGAAGCATAGACCTTGATATTAACAATATACCTTCAGTTGAACAAGCTGGAGCAGGAATAAGAGGTTGGTTAGCCGATTTAAAAACATCGTTTAGTCAAACCTTTGGTAGTATCGGAGCTTCGGTTGTAGAATTGGCTCCAGTTGTTACTGGTATTGCTTCTATGATTCCGATAATGTCTTCATTAACAAAAGTAACATGGATTCAAAGTACTGCCACTAAGGTAGCAACAGCTGCTCAATGGTTATGGAATGCTGCGCTTACTGCAAATCCTATAGGATTAATAATTGTAGGTGTAGCTGCTCTTGTAGCTGGTATTGTTTGGTTGGCTACAAGTGTAGAAGGCTGGGGAGACATGTGGACACACACATGGAATGCTGCAAAACTTTTGTTTAGTGCATTTGTTGAAGGCATCAAAGCCAATTTTAACACAATGGTAAATGGGTTGATGATTGGTATCAATATGATTAAAGTTGGTTGGTTCAAATTTAAAGAACTAATGGGTATTGGTGACAGTGCTGAAAACCAACGAATGTTAGATCAAATTAACCAAGATACTGAAGCAAGAAAGCAATCTATTATAGATGGTCACAAAGAAGTAGCAAAATTAGCACTTGAAGCTGGCAGTGAATTAATAAAAGGAGCAGGTTCTTTAAAGTTAAAAGAAGACGAAGAAGAAAAAACGCAAACAGACACTCCTGGTCTTTCAAATTTCACTAGCGTTTTAGATGGAAAAGTACCTGATAAGTCTGGTGGTACTGGTGGTGCTGGAGGTTCAAAATTACAAGGTATAGGAAAAGAAGCTGGTAAAACAGTAACTCAAAATCTAACTGTAAATAATTATTTCACTGTTGATGGTAATTGGAGAGATAAAATAGACAAAATAGCAGATGCTGTTACTGGTAAGATTAACGATCGTTTAAGAGATTCATTAGTAAGTTTATGAGCAGTTTTAAGCCTAACATATCACAACTTTTTAATGCTGCTTTCGGGTTTATTCCTGCTACGTATTCAATACCACATAAAGACACAGAAAACTCTCCAGCTATATTTAAAGTAGAAACAAAACCACTTGAAGAGGCTAAAAAAATGAGTTGGATGGGAACTCCAATAATGTTTCCTGTCACTTTTAAAGGAGGTAATTACAACTATTATAATGATGATGGTACTATTGGAACTAAAAGCCTTAATGATTTTGAACTACCTCCAGCAACAATAACAGATTTTAGAAGACCTAAAAATATAACCAGGACTAATTTATTGGGTGCTAATGGAACTGTGAAGGAAGTTTATGGATTTGATGATTGGAATGTTAGAATAAGAGGATTGTGTTTAGACACACCAGAAAAGACAGCATACGAACAGCATGTTGAATTATTACAATGGGAAAAGCTTGCAGATTCAATAAATGTTGTTGGTGAGCTATTTAAAGACAAAAGCATTTTTGCATTGACGTTTTCTGAAGTTGACTTTAGACAATTGCAAGGCAAACAGAATATTATACCATTTGAAATACAAGCCTATAGTGATGAACCTTTAGAGTTGATTTTATGACGTTGGCAATGAATGCTCGAATCACTTTTGCAGCGTTTAAAGGCAGACGTGAGATCGTATTAAATAAAGTTACATCTGTTGAAATTGAGAGCAGTTTTAAACTCTTAACAGATAAGGCAATTGTAAGGTTGCCACGTAACGTAAAGTTCTTTGATAAAAATAATGTACGTGAGGTCTTTAGACGTGGCTGTCCTATAAAGATTGAATTAGGTTACAATGGTGAGTATATAACAGAGTTTGAAGGTTATGTGGTTCAACATTCAGCTAACATTCCAATAGAATTGCATTGTGAAGATGAGATGTGGAAGTTAAAACAACTCCCTGTTAACATTAGCTTGTCAAATACAACGCTTCAAAACCTACTTCAATCCATTGTGCCAGATTACAAAGTTGATGCCTTAGAAGGCGTTCAATTAGGTGGTGTAAGGTATGCTAAAACAAAAGTAGCAGCTGTACTTGATCAACTTCAAAAAGAGCCATATAACCTTTATAGCTATATGCAAGGTAAAACTCTGGTTTGTGGTAAGTATTATAGTGACGATAGTGATCAACCAACTGTAAACTTTCATTTAGAACGAAACGCAGTAAGCAATGATCTAAATTACCGAAACGCAGACGATATCATTTTGATTATGAAAGGTGTTTCCGTTTTGAAAAATGGAAATAAAATTGAAGTCGAGATTGGAGAAAAAGGTGGTGATGAGTTTCAATTGACCTATTATAATATTGAACAAAAGGATGAAATTAAACGATTGCTTGAAAAGGACTATGAGTTAAGAAAACGAGGTGGCTTCGATGGAAGCTTTACAAGTTTTGGAATTCCTTCAGTAAGACATGGTTTAAAAGTTAAGCTTGAAAGTAGATTGTATGAAGATCGAGAGGGAACTTACTATATAGAATCTGTAACCAAACGTTTTGAAAATGCTCAATACAGACAGGAAATTACATTAGGTGGTTCATTATTATGAAAAAGAAAGGAAGCGAATTACAAGAGTTTGGGAGTCTTTTAGATAAGACATTGAATGCTAAAACCAAAATACAAACCCATTGGGTAAAGGTTAAAACTGTTAATTGGGAAGAAAAAACAATGATATGCACTGGTGTAAAAGATGAATTAGATTTTAATGATGTGCTTTTAGGTTTAGGATCTGTTAATAGAAAACCAAAACTTGACTCCCTTTGCTTAATCGGAATCATTCTTAATCAGGATGCTTCAGCATTTTTGATTGAAGCTTCAGAAATTGAAGCTTACGAATTAATTGATAGTACAGGGTTTAAACTAGAGTTAAATGAAGGTTTAATGACTATTAATGGTAGTAACTATTCTGGATTGGTAAAAGCACCAGAGTTAAGAACTCAGGTTGACAAAAACACTAAAATAATTGAAATGATACAAAACGTTTTTAACAGCTGGACTGTAATACCTGAAGATGGTGGTGCAGCTTTAAAAGCTTTGGTATCGCAATTTACAGGATTGCAAAGAGCAGATTTATCAGATATTGAAAACAACACAGTAAAGCACGGAAATGGCAATTGATTTTTTAACAGATGAAAACGATGATTTAATTATCGAGAATGGTGACTTCAAGATTGGTGAAAGTTTAACTCAGGAGGTTTCAACTATTCTGAGAATGAATCAAGGTGAACTTAAAAGCGATCCGTTGTTAGGTGCAAATTTAATACAGCTAATTAATAGCAACGTATCTGAAGATGAATTACAACGTAGAGTAAAAATACACCTCAATAGAGATGGTAAAAACTATGAAGAGATTAAAGATCTCATTAACCTAAAAAGAAATATACAATGAGTTTTTTAAACTTTATACTACAAGGTTTTGGCTTTGATAATTTAAACGACTTTAGATTAAGTGCATTTAAACACATGATAACTTCAAAAGTTGTTACATGGTCATTAATTGTTGGTTTTTTAGAGTCTTTTTTACAGACCTATTTAGGATTGCCACTTATAGTATTTTCTTCATTTGTTTTATTGAATCTGTTAGAGTTTCATACCGGAGTTTTAGTAGCTAAACGAAAAGGGAAAAACATTGAATCTCGAAAAATGGGACGCATGTTTTTAAAAGTTGGTGTTTACTTGTTAATACTATTTATGCTTCAAAGTTTTATGACTGGCTTAAAATTTCCTGAAGTTTCTAATTATGAAATAGATCCATTTATAGTGTTGTATTGGGCGTTTTTAACAGGTGTCATTTATCAACTTTTTAAATCATTATTAGAAAACTTAGAAGGTTTAGGATATAAAGAAGCTAATGGAATTTTAGGTTACATCACTAGGAAGTTTGGTAACGATTTTAAATCAGATAAAGATTTTGATTAAGAAAACAACAGCCATACATGATCAAAGTGTTTTAGATGTTTCAATACAGGAGCATTTAAGCATCGAGCATGCTTTTGAAATTGCAGTGTCTAACGATGTGTCTTTAACTGAAGATTTGACTCCTGGTATTAAGTATTTAATTCCTGATAGTGAATTAGAAAACGTATCAAACCACGATTACTTTATCAAACAAAACTATAAAGTTTCAACATCAAAGGATAGAGCCTCATTAACTACAGATAACTATTATACGGTTGTTAATCCTTATAAAGAGCTTTTAACATTTGTAGGTTTCAACCAAAGCACATTAGACATAGCAGTTCAGGAATCTGGAACTATTGAAAGTGTCTTTGAATATTTAGAAAATGAAAACTTAAGTCTTACAGAATATTTGGTACCAGGATCTCAAGTTAAAACAACATTTGAATTAACTGAAATTGATACCAAGACATATTATAAAAATAGAAAACTAAGACCAGCAACTGGTTTCTTTGGTGATGCAAGTGTTACCAATACCTTATTTGAAGCTGGATTATTTGAATCAGGTTTATTTGAATAATTATGGAACAACAAAACATAAGAGAGTATAACGATCAAACCTATAGTATTCCTGAAGGTGCAGCGTTAATTGAAGAGCTAAATAAAAGAACGGAACATGATGATGTCGATTATAATAGTATAGCTCAGCTTGGAACTATTTTAAAAGCTTTAGTGAATAATTCTGGTTATTATTCATTTGCTTGTAGTGATGAGATTAGTGATTTAGAAGCATCATCAACTACACCTGTTTATAGTCAGATTATGTTGCAGCCTATACCTCAAGTAAAAGAAATAAGGTTTAGTGTTACAACAGCTCCAACAGGTTCTGATATCATTATTGATGTTAAAAAAAATGGCACTTCAATATACAGTGTATTACCAAGAATTGAAGCTGGTGAGTTATCTACATTAACACAAGACACGCCTCAGGATTTAGATGGTACAATAGCATTTGATCCATTAGATAAAATAGAAGTTTTTATCACCCAAGTTGGTGATACAGCACCAGGAAAAAATTTAAAAGCAGCAATACGTTACGCACAGATATAATGAACGTAATTAACTCAAAGAGATACGAAGAAAATATTGTGACAAATCCATTGTTAAATGGACTTGTGCAATACAATCCTATGATCACAAATAGTGTTGCGACTATTGGAGTTGATGGTGCTGATACAGGTGTTGTGTATGGTGATTATGGAGATTTTCAAAATATGGCAGATTTTCCAAATAATACATCTGTAGTGAATTTAGGAGATTCGGACAATTTCACTTTTGGAAACGGTTTGGTTAATGGTGAATTTACTTTTAGTACTCGTGCAAAATTTGACTCATTAGGCAGTATGGTGCTATTTGGAAAACTAAATGGTACAGATAAAGAGTACCGATTTAGATTAGTTACAGGTAATATAACAATGAGGTTTGAAACATGGGATAATAGCACTGGTGATGAGTGGGTGGTAGATTACGCTCAAAGTCCTGTAATAGATACTGTGTACTGGTATTTAATACGTTTAAAAGCTGGTGTTTTATCAATGTTTATTGATGGCGTTAATGTTAGTAATTCTCCAGTATCTAATGCGCAAGAAAATTATACTGCTATGGAGAACACTACAGCAGAATTGTTGCTAGGTAAACATTTTAATACAGGTGCGAATTATAATGGGAAGCTTCGAGATTTTGCAGTTTGGAATCGAGGTTTGCCAGACAATGAAATTGATATTATAGACACCAGATATACTAATAACACTCCAATACTAAGTATATGAAAAACTTACTTGTATTATTTCTGATAACAACTTTTTCTGTTGGAGCGCAAAACATTGTAGTTGAATGTGGTCAGCCAAATACGATTTATCATAAGTCGATAACTGTTGTAGATACTTTAAGGTTCACTTGTGCAAAAACTTTATTAATTCAAGACAGTGCAGTTTTATATGTTTTTAAAGTTGAAGGCTCTGGATTAATTAAAAGAGGTGGTATTGGAGGTGCGCCAACAATTAATGGAATAGATAGATTTGTTGATGATGCAAATCCGATGGTTGTTCTAGTTGGTTGCGAAGGTGATTTTAGTAATGTTGAAATAGGATCAAATATTGATTTAGTAACAATAACCGAATTATGTAACGATGAGTAGATTAGACGAAATACAAGATGAAATATTAGCTGCTGTTGAACAATCTGATGATTTGTCAACATTAGACGTTTTGACAGAAAATGAAACGTCGTCATTAAATAATTTAACCAGTACGAGCAAAGTAGCTCAATGGAGGTTGTTTGTTTGGGTTGTTGCATTTACTTATTGGGTTCAAGAAAAACTTCTTAATGTTTTGAGAGATGATATTGAGCAGCGAATAGCAGAAACACGACCATTTACTAAAGGTTGGTATAGTACTACTAGTTTGTTGTATCAACATGGTTATAACTTAAATGACTCAGGAGTTTATGAGACTCCTAATACGGCAGCCGAAATTCAAGCCGTTAATGAAAGTAAAATAGTTAAAAAAGCTAGTGTTGTTCAGGCTATAATATCTGGAGTCGGATCATTGAGAATTAAGGTTGCTACATTAGAAGATGGTGAGCTAGTTCCTCTAAGTTCAGATCAGTTGAACGGATTTCAAGAATATATTGAGTTAATGGGTGCAGCTGGAGTTTATGTCATTGCTACAAGTACAACAGCTGATGATCTAAAGCTTGTGGTTGATATACATTTTAATCCTCTTATTTTAGATAACGAAGGTAAACGTCTAGATGGTACTAATGATACACCATTGCAAGATGCTGTTGAAACTTATTTAAAAAGTTCGGAGTTTGATGGGGAATTAGATCTTGTTAAGCTAAATAATGTTATTGAGTCTGTGGAAGGCGTTGTTTCTCCATTTATAATTTTAGCAGCTTCAAAATATGGTTCATTTACTTATGATTCTGATGTTGTTTCAAATGTAGGTGTTATAACTAAATTTAGGCAGCCAGATAGTGGCTATTTCAAATTAGATGATGTTGAATCTACATTTAATTTTATTGAGATATGATTTTTGCAAATGTGTACATAGTTGATTTTAATAAACTCATTAGGCTTGCGCTGCCAACTTTCTTGAGGCAATCAAATCGATTATCTTATTTAAATGCTATTATAACGCCATTAAAAGAGTATTATATAGGTTTTGTAGCAAGCAAGGATGATACTATTTATAAAGTATCTCATAATGGCTCTATTGTGCTTTTAACCAAAGTTTTAAATGATAAGTTTGATAATACCTTACGAAGAATTTATATAAAGAACTTTCAACGCAATGAAGGTGTAAGGTTTTATCCTGAAGCTTCACAGCGTGAAGTTGGTTTTTATAGTCCAGCAAAGATTGGTTTTAGACCTTCTTTGAACAACTCAGAAGGTTCAGATTTTATAATACACGTTCCTGTAGAATATCAGTATAGTGATGAATTACAGTTAAATAAATTTCTAATTAAACTTAGAGCGCAAGTAGATTACTATAAGCTCTTTGCTAAAAAATACACAATAGAATGGATAGAATGATAATATCAGCTGCTGGTTATCCAGGAAGCAGTGAATGGTTAAGTTTTATTGAGAACCAATCAATAGAGCAAATAGAAGGGTTAGTTAAAACAATTGGAGACAATGTTATTGTTTCGGGAGTGGTTGATGACAATGGTACGTCAAGCTCTGGTTACATAATTTTTAACAACGAGTTATTGCCATTTGAATCAAGTCCTACAGGAGCAACAATAAATATAATTGAAACCGTTACTTCAGCAGGTTATGATACAGCTGAAGATGATAGTTTTGATGAAGTATTACCAGTTTGGAAAACTCGAAAAGCAAAGTTTAGTGAAGTTGCTGATACAGATGTTGTTGATTCTTTTCAGTTTGATACTCTTGAACGATTAGAGACTTTAATCAGTCTAAAAAACAAGCTTTCAATTAAAAGATCAGGTAATATAAAACTAACAAAAATAGCAGGCAATCCAATAGAAATGATTGTTGTTGGAGATTTTGTTAATGCTGAATTACTTTCTAGTGACGTTCAAAACATCAGATTAAGATTAACCTTTGCTGAAATAGAAGGTGACTATTTTCCTTTTTTTAATATTCTAAATGATGATAGCACAAATACTGGTCTAATGAACTTTGCTATACATGAGCAAACATCTACTACGATCACAATCGATATACGTCGAGAAATTTTATATGACGTGCTTAATTACGTTAATAATATTAACATAAAACTTATACAGTAATGAAATACGGAATAAAACACGACAATGGAAAAATCATTGCAATAACAAGGTTTGCAGATGATGTGGTTTTAGCAGGTTTTACTGAAATAACCAAAACTAAGTATGATGAATTTGTTGGAGTATTGAATGATAATCCTTTTAGCACCTATGATACTGGTGCAAATAAAGTTCAAGGTGATTCATCTAAATTAAGTAATGCTGTTTCACAACAGAATAAAAATAAAGTCAGGCGAGAATTATTACTACTTTCTAATGAATTAGATCTACAAACCAGAATGGGTGAAGATACTACCGATACACAATCTGAATTTGACGCAAAAAAACTTATTTATGAAGGACTTTAATAGTCCTACAGCTCATTAAAAAATCTCTTACCACTTCTTAATAACACAACCCAAACGGGACTGTAGGACGTTAATCTTGCAACATTTGAGTTGTGAGATATTTAGATAAAGTGATAAGAGATTTCAAATATACAAATAATGAGTTTAAAAACACCTACAAGCTACTACGGTGGCAAACAAAATTTAGTATCAACAATTTTACCATTAATTCCAAAGCACACTCTATACGCTGAAGTGTTTGTTGGTGGTGGTGCAATATTTTGGTCAAAGCCCAAAAGTGAAGTTGAAGTAATCAATGATACTAATAGAGAGTTAATTAATTTTTATGAAGTTGTAAAAAATGAATATGTAGAGTTAGAAAAGATGATCCGAATTAGTTTACATTCCCGTTCGCTTCATAGTGATGCTTCAGTTATTTACAATAATCCTCATATGTTTAGTCGTATACAGCGAGCATGGTCTGTTTGGGTTTTAGCAGCACAAAGTTTTAGTAGTATGCTTGATGGTAGTTGGGGTTATGATAAAGTAAAAGGAACAACATCACAAAAAATATCAAATAAGCGCACTGAATTCACTTTAGATTATGCATATCGCATGCAGAATGTTCAAGTTGAATGTACAGATGCATTGAGAATAATTCGTTCAAGAGATTATAAAGATGCATTTTTTTACTGCGATCCGCCATATTACAATAGTGATTGCGGACATTATGATGGTTATACAATAGAAGACTTTGAAATGCTCTTAAAAACGCTGTCAGGTATTGAGGGTAAGTTTTTAATGAGTAGTTATCCTAGTGAAATACTAAACAAGTACACTAAACAGAACAATTGGTTTACTAAGACCGTAGAACAAAAGGTTAGTGTTGCAAATAGTACAAGTAAGCCTGCTAAGAAGAAGATAGAGGTTATGACAGCAAATTATGACTTATCTAATCCTAGAGATGATTTAAAGCTCTTTTAAACAGCATTTAAATTGCTTACATTTGTTTTTTTATGTACAAATCGATTTCAAACTATGTACAAATCGATTTCCCGATTATAACAAACACCACAGCAGACTAAAACCATGCCTCTTCTCCC